GAAAACAAGGAAGGCAGTCGCTTTATTCGGTAGACTGTTTAATAACTTGTATGTGATGCGTACTAATTCTTCTGGACAAGTTATTAATCAAATTAAGCTACCTTTAGCTTATGCACCGAAAGAGAAGTACTTAGATAGAATTCGTGAGAGTACTGACTTACAAAATGGTGGTGAGATAGTAGCGATAAAACTACCAAGAGCATCATTTGAGATTACCGGTATTACCTATGATACCAGTCGACAGTTGACGAAGACCAGTAATTTTAATCAACCTGGTAGTACATTGCTCAAGAGGACAAAGGTATATTCACCAGTCCCGTATACTATTTCTTTTCAATTAAATATATACGCAAAGTCTCATGATGATTCTTTACAAGTAGTAGAACAGATTTTACCAACTTTTAATCCTCAATATACGTTAACGATTAAACCGTTCCCAAATAAGTTTCCTAACTTTGTTGAGGATATACCAATTATTTTAACGAGTGTAGACTTTACTGATGATTATGATGGCTCGATGCAGTCACGAAGATCCATAATTTATACACTCAACTTTGATATGAAAGTCCAATATTACGGACCAGTGGATAATGAATCTGCTATCATTAATGAAGTTAATACTGAATTCTTCTTTATGGAAGCAGGTACAGATGATTCTGATATTTCGGTGCAGGGCATGAGAGTTCGAGCCGATTCAAGTGGGGCTGGTATAGGAGTCAGTCCAGATAGTGATTATGGTTTCATAACCGATATCACGCCTACATATATTGATAGTAACTAGTCGTTAGTAGGAGTAAAAAATGACTATAACTTTAAGAGGAACTAAGGGCGTTGAACTGACTCATGCTGAACTAGACGGCAACTTTACCGATCTCGACACTCGAGTTAGTGCGCTAGCAGGATCTCTCGATTCTGCAAAAACTTTGGCTTTAATCGACTCAAACTATATCAAGGGTCAAGCTGATTCAAACTACATCAAAGATCTAGTAGATTCGAACTACATTTCACAGTATGCAACTGGAACTATGTACAAATACTTTTATGAAGCCGATTCAGGTGATAGAGTATTTAGTGATAGCGACATTCGTGGTAATGTACTACTCTTTGATTCATCAAATATAATGGTGTATAAAAATGGCATCTTACTTCATGAAGTGTATGACTTTACGATGACAAATAAAAACACTATTACATTGACCCTCTCTATGGACAGCGGTCATGATCTAATCATAACCACCTGGATGTAGGAGAATAAGATGGCTTTTTGGATTAAAGATCAATATCAAAACAAAAACGTTCAAGTTTCCTTAGGATCTTGGATGGCAAAACTCATTGCTTCAACGGCTGATACTAATTGGGCTGGCTATTCCAGCCAAGCGCAGACGAATCTAATTACATTTGCAAATAGAACCTTATTACAACAAATGCAATCTTCTTACCCTGGTTTGTCTAGACAAATTAACTTTAATCCAGTAGGATTGGGTATTGGTACAATTTTTACAGGTTTCAGTCCTACGGCTACTTATAGACCAACTCGATTGCAAACAAATTTTATTGAACCACAGACTTATAATAATTCAGGCAATATGCAACATCAATTTTTAGCAAGAGGATGGAGCGATATAAGTGCTGCAGAAGATAGCAACGGCTATGATGGTGTTTCTTATGTTGATTGGGGCTTTACTCCTCCTCCTGGCCGGCAAGGTTTAGGTGGTGATACAATAGTATCGCAGCCAATTAAATCAGACGATCGTATCTATTTTGAGATTGAAGTTACTGAAGCGCCAAAACTTGTAGATTCGAACGGATATGCTCCAGCGGTTGATTTTATTGGCCGAACGTATGGAAATCATCATGCTTCTGGCGGACTTCAATTAACAATTGCTCCTGAAAATTGGTATCAATCGGCAGAGGATCCGCCGGCACAGGGAAGATCATTTAATTTAGATATATTATCTAAAGGAATGATTAATAACCATGGAACTGACCGTACTGGTAGTGGTAACGACCTAGATCGAGCTCAAAGTTGGCCATATTATAAGACTAATGTATCAGTAAAAAATGATAGTGATGTTGGCAACCTAATTCAAGACGGTGATATTATCATGATTGCAATTGACGGAGTAGCTGACTCAACTGGGGAAAATCGTTTATTCTGGGGAGTTAACGGTGTATGGGCAAAGGCTGACTCGAGTGATCAAAACTTTGGTGTTATTGCTTCTCATACTACTTTTGATCCAGCAGATGACAATATTAGCTTAGCTGATGCTTTACGTCCTGGTGTTTCTTTAGTAACAACTGAAGATCCATATTACCTATATCTATCTCCATTATGGTCTGATTCGTCTGTAGGTGATGGCACCGGTGCTACATATACTAATTCTGATAAGTACTGGAAAAATTATGCGTCTCAAGCTGTAGCTGGAGGTACTTATAGATATTTAGATGCTAATATAACCATCAAGACTGGTACCGATGTAACTTACACTCCACCTACAAGTGGTAGAGGATATACATTTAAGGCACACTAAGATGAGTGATGAAAAAGATAATGTAAAGAATGACTACGACTATTCTCGTGAGACATATTACCAACTCATAGAGCGTGGCAAAGATGCGCTCGAAGACATGATAGAGGTTGCTCGTTCAAGCGAGCATCCTCGAGCTTATGAAGTCTTATCAGGCATGATCAAGAACGTCTCTGATGTGAATGATCGCCTGATGGACTTGAATAAAAAACAAAAAGAAATTCATAAAAGTGATGAAGTAAAGCAAGTAGAGAATCAACAGAATAATTATTTCTTAGGTTCAACAGCCGATCTTCAAAAGATGCTTAAACAAGAAAATGAAGTGATTGATGCAGAATCTGAACCTGTCATACCAAGGGAATCCTAATGTAAAAAAAGATGGAGTTCAAGAGAAATGGACTCCGGAGCTTGTTGAAGAATATAAAAGGTGCATGAATGATCCAGTTTATTTTGCAGAAAATTATGTAAAGGTTATCGCTCTCGATAAAGGTTTGGTTAGTTTCAAGCTTTATCCTTATCAAAAGGAAATGTTTGGACACTTTAAGGATAATAGATTCAATGTCGTTCTCGCATGTCGTCAATCAGGTAAGTCAATATCTGCCTGTGCATATCTTCTCTGGTTCGCTATATTCAATTCCGAAAAAACTGTGGCCGTCTTGGCAAACAAGGGCGCTACTGCGCGTGAAATGCTATCTCGCATTACACTCATGCTCGAGAACCTGCCGTTCTTTTTACAACCGGGTAATAAAGCACTCAATAAAGGTTCTCTTGAATTCAGTAATAATTCCCGCATTATTGCTGCTGCTACTTCCGGTAGCAGTATTCGTGGCATGTCTGTTAATCTATTGTATCTCGACGAGTTTGCTTTTGTTGAACGCGCTTCAGAGTTTTACACCTCAACGTATCCGGTTGTATCGTCAGGTAAAGACACTAAGGTCATTATTACATCGACAGCTAATGGAATTGGTAACCAGTTTCACAAGATTTGGGAAGGAGCTCTACAAGGAGTAAATGAGTTTAAGGCTTTTCGAGTCGACTGGTATGATGTTCCAGGTCGTGATGATGATTGGCGTTCCCAAACTATAGCAAATACAAGTCAATTACAATTTGATCAAGAATTTGGTAATACATTTTTTGGTACTGGTGATACACTCATTAATGCAGAAACTCTAATGGGTTTAAGAGCTAAACAACCAAAAAAGGTACTCGAAGGGGGAAAGTTCTTAGCTTATAAAGAACCAGTAGAAAAACATCAGTACGTGATGTGCGTAGATGTAAGTAAGGGAAGAGGACAGGATTATTCTACCTTTAATTTGATCGATATTAGCGTACACCCGTTTGAACAGGTTGCTGTATATCGCAACAACACTATCTCTCCAATACTCTTCCCGAATATTATCTATAAATATGCGAGTGTCTACAATAAGGCTTATGTAGTAATTGAATCAAATGATCAAGGATCTCTAGTAACAAATGGACTATGGCATGATTTAGAATATGAAAACGTACATGCTGAATCAACCGTTAAATCAAATGCTCTCGGTATTGAGATTAATCGTAAGACGAAGAGACTAGGTTGTTCAGCATTTAAGGACTTACTCGAAGAAAGAAAATTAGATATCGTCGACGAACAAACTATCTTAGAGATATCTACATTTGAAGCAAGAGGACAATCGTATGAAGCATCAGATGGCAATCATGATGATTTAGTTATGAACTTAGTACTCTTCGGTTACTTTACTACCGGTAATTATTTTTTAGATATGTCTGATATTAATATTAAACAATTCTTGTTTGAACAAAGGATGAAAGAAATCGAAGAAGACGTAGTGCCATTCGGTTTTGTAGATGATGGTTCTGAATTTATGAATGAACTCGATCAAGAAAATAAACCTGGTCTAGACTGGGCCATTGAATACGATCCAAACTTGTAAAATTATAAATAATAGCAAGTTGACTAATCGTATTATGGAACATATAATTTTTAACAGAGGAAGATAAAATGGCACTTTCTACACCGTCTGCAAGTCCAGCGGTTGTCGTCAAAGAGATAGATCTGACTGGTGGCGTTCCTAACGTTCAGTCAACTACTGGCGCAATTGTTGGTAATTTTCGGTGGGGACCTATCGGTGAAAGAGTAGCTGTAGCTAACGAGACTGAACTCGTTAATACATTTGCTTCTCCAGACTCCGATAATACCATCGATTGGCATTCAGCATCATACTTCCTACGCTATTCGAGCTCACTTCTTGTGACTCGCGAAGCTGATGGAGCTGCTAAGAATGCTTACTCACGTGCGCTGCAATCTGTTACTAGCACAGTAACAGCACCGCTCGTTGAAAACGAAACTGACTTCGAAGCACAATTCTCTAACTTGGACAATGTAGGACACACCTTTGTTGCTAAGTACGCCGGCGAATTGGGCAATAGTCTCGAAGTTCAAATCTGTCCTGCTGATTCAGGAAATTCACAGATCTTTAACAATTGGGCATACAAAAACGAATTTGATGAGAAACCTGTTACATCAAACTTCGCTATTGATCAAAATGCTACATTTGATGAGATGCATGTGGTTGTTCTTGACAGAGATGGAAAGATCACAGGAACACGCGGAGAAATTCTAGAAACATATCCGTTCTTGTCAGTTGCTGAAAACGCAAAGAATCCTGATGGAAGCACAAACTTTGCGATCGACGTAATTAATGCTCGTTCAGATTATATCAAGATGATTAACTTTGATTCTGATTATCTGAACACACCAGGCGAAGATGCTGGTCAAATAGCTGATTCTGGCGACGACTTCATCCTAGCACCTGGTGCTTTGG